AAATTTAGATATAAAATCAGGAGGAAATACTATATTTGTAGTCGCTAAAGAACTGGCAATAAAAAATGGAATCAATATCTCTACATCTGGCGCAAAGACAGATAGCGACTGACTTACATCGATTCAGAGTTGTCAACTGCGGAAGACGTTTCGGCAAAACAGTATTGGCTTGCGAGGAGATGATAGCTGTAGCCGTAGCAAAAAAGAATAGGAGGGTTGCTTATTATGCTCCGACTAGAGATGACGCCAGAGATATTATGTGGTCAATTCTAGTCAAGAGGTGCGACCCCATAACTAAATACAAGAACGAATCGCTACTCGAGTTAAAAGTAAAAACTCAAGACCAAGGAGAATCTCTTATAACGTTGTACGGTTGGGAATCAGTACAGATAAGGCAGAAAGGACGAGGGCTGGCAAATGACTTTATAGTTTTAGATGAATGCGCGCAGTATAGGGGATTTTGGGTGGGGTGGGATCAAGTGTTGTCACCGACGCTTATCGACAGGAAAGGAAACGCTTTGTTTATTTCCACTCCCAAGGGGTTCAACCATTTTTACGACTTATTTAATTTACAAGACAAAAATTCTGATTTTAATAGCTGGAAGTTCACATCATACAATAACCCCTTTATTCCTGTAGAAGAACTAGAAAGGGAAAAGGAAACAAAAACAGAAGATACTTTCGCTCAAGAGTATTTGGGAGACTGGAGAAAAGTATCGGGACTAGTTTATAAAGAATTTAACAGAGAAAAAAATGTCACCACAGATTCCCCGACCAGTATTAGTGAAACGATTCTCGGCATCGACTTCGGGTACACCAACCCCGCAGCCATCATCCCAATTAGAATTGATGGAGACAGCCATTACTGGATTGGAGAAGAATGGTATAAGTCGAGGCAAACTTCTGACCAGCTTGCTGAAGCAGCTCTCCTCTACCGAAGCACAAAATGTTATCCAGACCCTGCAGAACCGGATAGAATCGAAATCCTTAGAAAAGCCGGACTAAACTGCCGAGAAGCTTCCAAAGATATAGTAGCCGGCGTTGACCACGTTAGAGAACTCTTTAAGCAAGGACGAATCCACATCCACCCGGATTGCAAGAATCTCATATACGAACTGGAAACATATCACTACCCAGATAAGAAACCTGAACAGAACGAACCGGAAAAACCAGTTAAGGAGAACGACCACGCTTTGGATTGCCTTAGGTATGCCCTTTACACTCATCGACCGATTATAGAACAACAAGACCCAGTATGGGAATCGAGAGGTACTTATTTTGTAGATTAAATTAAATGGAAGAAACACAAGTAGAAACTACACAAACAAGCGAAGCCCAAATAATTAAGACTCTCTTTAAGGAGAAGGAGACTTACCAACAGGCGAGCAAGAATCACCGTGCGGAAATCAATGATATTTATGAGTCTTATTCTGGACGCTTGACCGACAACAAAGACACCTCAAAATCTCAAGAGTCTATCTGCAAATTAAGGACGGAAACAGCTTATATTGTTCCGTCCATTTTTAGCGGGCAACCAGAAATCGAAGTTGAAGGAGTAGGAGAAGAAGACAAGACTATCGCTCAAGTTTTTGAAAAGATTATTAACTTCCGAATGGAGACTATCCCTCAAGCCTACGAGAAGATAGAGGCTTGGGTAAAGCAGTCGTGCGTTTTTGGAACTTCACTTTTAAAAGTTTGCTGGAAGTTTGAAACCAAACAAAACAAAGACGGAACGGAAACTCCTGTCAAAGACGAACCGGACTTGGAAGTGCCTAATATACTTGATTGCTTTTATAACCCGATTATCCCGAATGTTGAAAACCAAGCTTCAATTATCTTCAGAAGTGTTTTGTCTATAGACGAAGTTAAAAATAACCCGGCGTATAATTTCGAAAGCAACGAAGTCAATGAAGACGGAACGCCTAAATTTAATCGGGACAAACTTGTCGGGAAAGGAGCGTCACAGTCTAACGTTTACGATTCCACCCAACAAAGCCAAGGAGATTCTATCGACCTGACAAAAACCGCAGAAGGAACAGTTGAGATTTACGAGCGGATAACCAAAGACCGGATTCAAACTATCGCCGATGATAAAGAAAGATTGGTTTTAAGGGAGGTTGAAAATCCTTACGGAGTGATTAACTGCGTCAAACTTGTCCACGAGCCTAACGCTATACCCAATAGGTTTGACGGTTATGGAGTGGGACAAAATACTTTAGGACTCGGCAGACTTTCCCAAAAGCTAAGAAACAGGACTTTGGATAACATTGCTCTATCCAATAACATTTACACTTTATTTGCTAAGGGAACAAAGATAGACAAAAAACAATTAGTTGTGAAACCGGGCGGAGGAGCAGAAGTAGACACCGGTGGAAAGCCAATGAATGAAGTTGTTCACGTGGTACAGTTCCCGGATATTCTTTCTGGGGCGGTAATGATGCAGGATAGCGTCGACGATGAGCATAAAAGAGCTTCCGGAGCGAATGACCTTCTGCAGGGTTCGGCTTCTAATAACACCCTAGGACAAGACCAGATAGCTTCTACATATTCATCAAATCGTTTTGAACTTATCAACCGAAGATTTAAACAAGCTCTAGCGGATGTCGCCCGGATGATACTCGATATGGAACTTAAGAACTTGCAAAGCGTTAACGCGCCGATACTTCGGATATTCCCGGACGAAATAGGAACAGGACAAGTTGACCCGATGACTGGACAAGAAGTTATGCAAACCGGGCTAAGGATGAAAATATTCCAACTCTTGAAAAGCGAAGAAGCTCAGAATGCTAAATACAACGTCCGGATTAAAGGAGATTCTACTTTAGCTAAAAATAAAGATTATCAGCTGAAACAGTTCGGAGAATGGATAGATAAATTTATGGGGATTCTACCGCCTCAGAATCAAATGGAAGTCGCTAAGAAATGGTTGGAAATGAGAGGAATTGACGAAATAGACCGGTTGGTGCCGGATGCCGCCACGCTTCAATCCTATCAACAGGAACAGCAAGCTCAACAGATGACACAACAAAATGCTTAAAGAAAAACTGCAACAACTCTACCAGTTAAAAATATCCATAGAATCGAAAGGTTTTCAGGAATATGTGATGAAGCCTCTTTATGAGGAACTGAAAAAACTGAAAGACGCTTATGATTGTGAATCATTGCGGGAATTATCAACGGTAAAAGGAAAAAAACAAGGTTTGAAATTCATTATAGAACTCTTAAAAAGAGTGGACGTGGAAATAAAGAATACCAAGTATGAATTGGAATCTCGCGAAGACTAAAATATATGATTCCTTGGAATAAAGGTAAAAAGTTAAAGCCATTATCGGAAGATCACAAGAAAAGAATTTCGATAAAGCTTACTGGGCTTAAAAGGGGAAAGGAATTTAGTGAAAAAATTAGCAAGATTGTTAAGGGTAGAAAGCTAAAAAATACCACTAAAGGAGAAAAACATTGGAATTGGAAAGGTGGGATAACGCCAATAAATACCACACTGAGAAAATCGGAAGAATATAGGCTTTGGAGAATATCAGTGTTTATAAGAGACGGCAGAAAGTGTGTTTGGTGCGGTAGCGAAAAGGATATTCAAGCTGACCATATTAAGCCATTTGCATTTTACCCAGAATTGAGATTTGCAATAGATAATGGTCGGACATTGTGTAAAAAGTGCCACATTACAACAGATACGTATAAAAGACCTAAAAATAGTTTTTCAGGAGAAAGAAAACTCTATTCTCCCGAGTAACTATAGGTCGAATAGTGCTCATTAACAAGCAAATTCAATCAAAAAAACTATGGATACTAGTGAAAATGTATCAGACCCTCAAGAAGCTGCTGACGTCAATGCTGCTTCAGGACACTCTGAGGAAGTAACTACCCAGCCTACAGAAACTGAAGAAGTTGTAGACGGCAACCAATCAGAGGAAGTAGGAGAAGAAGCGCCTCAACTCCTTGCGGGTAAATACAAAAGCCCTGAAGAACTGGAGAAAGCATACAAAGAACTTGAAGGAAAATTAGGAGAAGTCGGTCAAAAAGCCGAACTTGCCAATTTACTGGAAAAGCAGACGGGTATGAATCACCAGCAAATCAAGGATTACATTGCCAGACAAGAACAGCAAAGAATGGCTCAGCAAATTCGGGAAAACCCCGGAATGGCTGCCTACCAGGAAGTACAGTCTCTTAAAGGGCAATTAGCGTTACAGAACGAAGAAAAAGAGCTTGACGGATTTTTGAAAGAGAATCCCGAATATGCTCCTTTCAAGGACAAGATATTCAAACTGGGACTTAATCTCGAAAGAGACAAATCCTACGCGGATATCGCCCAAGAATACTTCGGAGAGTCTCGCGCCCAAGGACAACAGGACGCTTATCAGAGGATTGAAACGAAACGAAATACACAGGCGACAGGAGCAAGCCAAGCGGCTCCCAAGTCGAGACTTACTCCTGAAGAAATGGATAATATGACAGCGGCAGAGTTAGAAGCAATTTTACCTCACGCTGATATTTCCAATCGCCCGTATTAGTTGAATGGCAACAATCTCATCTACAGCGGCAACATTATCCGCGGAAATGCAACGTTATTATGACAAGGTATTCCTAGAGCGTTTGCAGAATTTCCAAAAGTATAATTTCCTGGCTGTTCAGAAGTCTTTGCCTAAAAATTCCGGACAGATAATCTACTTCACAAGAGTAGCCCAACTGACCGCGAATACTACGGCTTTGACTGACGGAACCAGCCCGACCGGTATCAACTCAACATCCTCTAACGTTATCGCTACGGCGAAACCTTACGGAGCTTGGGAACAAATTGCTTCTCTGTACGAAATGACCACTATCGACAACGGTTTGAAAGAACACGTTGAAGTAATGGCTCAGAACGCCGGAGAATCGATGGACTTGGTACTTGGAAAGGAAATGTGTACTTCTGGAAACCACACGATTTTGTGTGCTAACAGTGCGCAGGTATCGGCTATCGCTTCCACTGACACAATGAGTGTTTCTGGAATCCGATTGGCTGTTGCAACCTTGAAGAAAAATCTCGCTCCTAAGTGGGAAAATGGTAACTATCGAGGCGTTCTGAACGTCGACGCAATTTATCAGCTTCAGGGAGACACCGCGGCTGGTAACTGGATTAACATCGGACTTTACAACAGCGAGAAAAACGCTGAAATGTTGAAGAAAGGTGTTGTTGGTACTCTCTATGGTGTAGACATCGTAGAAACCAATCAGGCTTTCTCTGGCTCGCAAGGTGCGGCTCACGAAACCCCTGGTACAGTTTCAGCTTCATCCCGACTCAGCTTCTTTGCTGGGAAAGGCGCAGTCGCTGAAGTTAAAATTTCAGGACTCGGAGACGCTCGCATAATCCACAAGAAATCTGACAGTTCTGACACTTCCAATCCATTGGAAATGTACTCGACTCTCGGTTGGAAAGTGGACGCGTACGCAGCCAAAGTTCTCAATGCCAACTGGTTGGTAGGTTACTACTCTTTCGGTTCTGGCACAGCGAACAGCGGTACTTAAAACTGAATAGCATTATTTCTTTGGGCGGTACTTGAAACCCCGCCCAAGGTTCAAGGGAAATAATAATTAAACTCTACAAATTGCTCATTAACAATTTGTAACAAAAATATGATTAAACCCAATGGAAACCGCGCGGTTTTGCAGATGACTAAAAAATACATCACCGATAAAGGAAAACCTGTCTTAGATGAAGACGGACAGCCTCGCTATGTCATCGAACAACCGGCTAAAGTCATTTCATCTAACATCGAAGGCATCAAAAAAGGAATGACAGTCTATCCGATTATTCGTGGAGGCGTGCCTATCTATCATCTGGAAACCAAGAAGATTCAAGTGGTGATTATCGATAACGAAGATTTGTATGGAATCGAAGGTTAATTTCGTTCATAAAGACAATCATAAAACGCTTAATTGCGAGAAATGCAAGGGAAATTATTGCACTGAAAAAGTCGATAAAAAACCTTGTGGGTATTGGTGTATGCTATCAGACCATCGCGTTGAAATTAAGGGTTTATGCGAGTTTTGCCAGGATGCAGCAGAGATTTAAAAAACTATGCGAAAGATTGGGGTATAAGATAGTCCCGATTGCTACTAGGATAAACGGAATCTTAACCAGAAGACCTGACATTGTTGGAGTAGATTATCACGGGGATTTTGTGATGGTTGTGCCTAAAAGGATGTATGGATTCCCTAATTCAAGTCACCGAGACCTATTAAATATGCAACACCCTGATTATTTCACCTGTGAAAAAACTCTTTATCTGAAAACTTATGGGAAAGTATAAAATTCTAGGAATAGTTACGGACACCATCCATAAAAATGGCAAGCCTGTTTTGATTAAAGGACAGAAACAATGGGGAGCTATCGGTTGGTATCGGATAGTTAATCCTTTGGCAAAGCTTGGAGCTAATATTGAAATAGGATTAGCTGTTGGAGCTATACCGAAAGTGGCAAGAAAGATAAAAGAGCTGGGGGATATATGGGTATGTAAGATGGCGGACAACGAAGACATCGACCACAAATACGCCACCCTAAAAGAACTGACTAACTCAAAGTTTGTGCTTGACCTGGATGATGAAATAGCCGGATATGACCGAGACCACCCAGAATTCAAACAACTGGAAGAAAGAAAGCATATGCGCGAAAGGATGGTTAAGATGGCTGACCACGTTATCGC